AGGAAAGGCCGCTACCCGAAACAGTCCTACAAGAATTTGCAGGCAGCGCAGCCGAGATGTTCCCGTTTTTGGCTGAGTCTGCTAAAGCGGGTGGGTGGAGAGGTTTAATGCTTGCGGGTGGAACTTGGTTGCTTGGCGCAGCTACGGGCTCCTCTGCAATAACCTATCCGCTCATTCCCGCTATGTATGCAGTTGGTCAAACGGCTGGCTCCCTGGAATTTGTCGGCAAGGTTGAGGCTGGCCTGGCTTATGTGGAGCTCCGGGATTTTGAAGATCCTGAAACCGGGGAAAAGATAAATGAGAATGTGGCCAGGGCTGCGGCCTTTGGTGTTGGCTCTATTAACGGCCTCCTGGAACTGGCACAACTTAAAACATTAATTAATACTTTCCCAGGTGGTAAGAAAGTATTGAGAGGACTCATAAATGATACTATTAAAGAGACTGTACAAACTGGCGCTCTTACAGATATCCTTGGTAGGGCTGTTACTCAGTTTGGTGTTACCGTTGTTAAGGAAACCACTCAGGAGCTTGCTCAGGAGAGTACCAATATTACGGCAGATGTTCTTTCCAGAAAAGTAACGAATTATCTTGATGGTACGGATCTTTCAGGACCGGAAAAGCAGGATATAATAAACCGGCTGACAGAGACAGCCAAACAATCAGCGCAAGCCTTCACCGTCTTAGCTCTTCCCGGTCCGACTATTTCAGCCGGTTTAAGTATAAAGGAAGTAAGAGCCAGAGAAGCAGCGACCAAGGGTCGCCAGGAACGGGCTCAAAAGGTTTTTAAGGCCACAGCATTCCAGGAACTTAGAAAAGCAGAGCCTGTGGAGCCTGGGGCTCCTCCTACCGATTTTGACGTAACACCTGAAGAGATCCAGAAATATATCGAAACGCCCGAAGAGTCCACTATAACCGATGAACAGCTTGACTCTATTATCGGTGATGAGGCAAACGAAGATGTTTTGATTGATAGAATGCTTGATGAGGCAGAGCTTAGGGCTGCGCCTGAAGAGATCGCAGATAAGCCGGTAACGGCAACGCTGAAAGAGCCTGCACAGGTCACAGATGAAGGTACACAGATTACAGAGAATGAATTTATACCAGCTGACGTAGGCGAAGCCGAACAAAAAAAAGGCTTTGATGCCTGGAGCAAGGGGCTTGATGTTGTGGACGGCTCTGACATCATAGATGCGGACCCAAACAAAGGCCATGTGTTTAAGGTGTTCCATGGCACGACACATGAGTTTAGCGTTTTTGATCCAACTATCAGGGGGCTCAAAGAGTCACAGTTTGGGGCTGTTAATTATTTCACATCGGATCGCGGGGATGCAGATCAAAATTACGCAGGCAGAGGCCCGGATCTTACAAATAGGATTGATAACCTTAAAGAGCAACTTGAACAACAAATATCTGAAGAGTACGATTTTGATGATGATTATGATAACGAGATAAAAAGGGTGCAGGAAGATTTTGACATTGAGCTTGACCTTACCATTTTTGATGTTTGGGAGCCACATCTAATAGCTGAGGAAATAGCCGCTAAAAGATTAGAAGGCGAAGATCCGCAAACTCTTGATGTTTTTGTCAGGCTTGATAATCCTGTTTTTATTGGTGGACCTAAAGAAACATGGATTGACAATTTAGATACTGAGCAATTCAAAGAAGAGGCCACAGAACAGATCCTTGACGAGAACGATGCTGATGAATCTCAGGTTGAAGAGTTTGAGGATGAGATCCAGGACAGAGTTTTTGAACTTTCACAAGACGAAGAGTTTGCAATCGTAACAGCTATAACCGACGCTATAAATGAGTTTGAGACAGATGTTGATATCCAGGACGTTCTTGCAAACATGGAACTGTTTGACGAACAGATCTCCGCGACTGATTTAGAAAAACAGCTCCGCGAAAATGAGGCGCTTTCGTTTGCTCAGGATTTTGACTCTGAAACAGGCGAGTTGATACAGTCACACGTAATAGGCCAGGTATTTAAAAACTTAGGTTATGACGGTATAGTTTTACAGGATGCAGGCAAGCGCTTTGCTAACATGAGCATGGGCGCTGACACGGCTCACGTTCATGTCTTTGGCGAAACGCCAGCGCAAATAAAAGAGATTGGCGCTCGTAGGTTTGATCCCGCAGATCCAGATATCAGGGCTGCGGTAGGTCAAGAGGCTCCAACACAAACACTCGATGAGGTCTCTCAAAAATTTGAAGATCAAGGTATTAAAAACTTTGTTAGTGAAAAAAATAATATTATTACACTTTCACAGATTGTTGTCCCAGAAGGTCAAAGAGGTGAAGGCGCAGGCACTTCATTTATGAATGATCTTGTTGTATATGCCGATCAGACAGGGCAACGAATAGCCTTAACGCCTTCTAAAGATTTTGGCGCAACGTCTGTGCTGAGGTTAAAGAAATTTTACAAAAGGTTTGGTTTTGTTGAAAACAAGGGTGGAAACATAGATCTGTCAATATCTGAATCTATGATTAGAGAACCACAAGCTCCGGCAGCAATAGGCGAAGCCGAAGAGCCCCTTTTAAGAGAGTTCACCGCAGAAGAGATCGAGCACGTTGGACTAAAAGAGGCCACAGAATCCGGCATAATATCAACAGATGAGGCCGCTGTCATCGACGGCATACTCCAGAACTTCCCGGAAGCTTACCGAGCCCACTTTGTCCCACGTTTTTCAAAACAAAAATTTGCTCCCACTGAGGCACAGCTTAAAGCCCATGGCATAGATCCTGCCACATCTGACCAGATTGTCAAAGGGGTGCTCCTGAGCGAAGATGTGCAGGGCTTAAAGGATGAAACCCGGAGCGTGGCCGTTATGTTCAGCGGATCTGATGTAACCACGTTCCTGCATGAGTTTGGGGAGTTCGCACACAAGAGGCTTTTGACACCGGCTGAAAAAAAGTATGTGGCCGGCATTGCCAGGAAGAAAGCAAAGGGCAAATCTCCAAACGAGTTTTTTAGTGATGAGTTCAGAAATTTCATGGTACGCGAGGTTGAGGAGAAAGATTCTCTTTATCCTCCTAAGCTGACAGAGCTTTTCAGGAAAGTAGCTGACTCTATCCGGGAGATATGGGAGCGGATCAGGAATCTTCAGCCTACCCCGGCGCTTGATGAATTATTCTTCCAGATCATAACCGGCCAGAAAGAGATTGAAGAGATTAGTAGGCCAGGGGCCACGGCTGTCAGGCCGAGAGCGCAAGCGGCCAAAGGTGCAGGCGCGAGAACTTTAGGCGGTGCAATCCGGGCCATGGGCGGCATAAACTTTCTTAACTTCCAGGGTGAGCTTAAAGAATTGCCTGTTTCAGTGAAACGCCTTTCCAAAAAAAGCGGCGTGCCGATTGATGTGGCAGAGGTAAATTTAAGATCAGAGGGCTGGCTGGGTGAGAATGAAAGTTTACTTGACTTGCTCAGAGATCCCGAAAGCATAAGGCGTGCCCGGATAGCAGATATAGCAGAATTTGCAGAGAAGGCAGAGAGGGAGCTCACGGACGCAGAAAGGGAATTGATAGCAGACGCAGATATCGAAGCTGAACAGCCACCGGACGGCGATTATGTTCGTATAAATGCTGAAGCAATCCCGGAAGGTGCAAAGCTTATAGTCATTGATGGCAAGTCTGCAAAAGGTTGGGGCGAATATACCGTTTCTAAAAAAGATCCTTTTGAGATTACCCTTAAAGATGTGCTCACGGGTGAAGAGATCACGCTGACACCATTGGAAAAAGTCAGTTTAAAAGAAGACCGGATACCTGGAAGTCATTCAGACATTATAGACCAGGGCGCAAGCACCAGGATAAACAAAATAGTCGGCATAACCAAAAGCGCACAGCAAAGGCGCATACGTGACCTGTTACGGATCGAGGAGCTTGGTGGGGCTGAAGCTATAAGGACTGCATTAAAAGTCGCGGCACAGGACGCAAGAGCCGCCCTGCGTGAAGGCAAGACAGAAGCTCTGGCCACCGAAAAGGCCAGGATGAGAGCCTTGATAGAAAAGGCAAAACGCCGGACCACATTGAGAGCTGATGCCAGAAAAACGAGATCCCGGGTCATCAGGGAATTAAAAACCTCCAAGGCAAAAAAAGTGGCCGGGAAACCAAAGGGCAAGTTTGGGCCAGAGCGCCAGGTTATCCTTGACCGGCTCAGGGAGCTCACAGGGCTCACACAGGCGCAGGCATCCACTGAGCTTGTTGGTAGGCTGGACAAATACGAAACAACGCTCCCAACGATAGAGGAGGCTCTTGAGAACAGAATCCTTGCCATTATGTCCCAGCCGGTTATTGAGGCCACTGAGCAGGATTTGACCTTTTGGAAAGATACCCTGGAAATCGTGCAGGCTTTAAAAGAAACAGGGAGAGCGGAAGTACAGCAACGAATAGCCGAAATAGCCGGGGAGAGAGCCGACCAGAGAGAGCAAGTGATTGATACCGTTGGCGGCGTAAGCGAAGAGGCTGCGGCAACTGGTCGCAGGGTGGTCGATACGGATCTGGGCGTAAAGCAAAGATGGAGGAACGCTTTTTTTGCCGGTGGCTTTCAGCTTGGGGCGGTCCAGGATTGGGATAACCTTCTTGACATCCTGTCCTTTGGAGATATCGAAACAAAGCCAGGGGAGAGCGAGATAAGCAAAATTGGAAACGTATTTGATGCCCAGCAAGAAGAGAAAGAGGGCGGCATGTTGACCATGGAGGCATCACAGCAAATCTACATGGATGCTTACGGCCTGGAGAATGAGTCGCAGTATATTACAAAGCTTGAAGAGGACACGGTTGAGCATGATCTGGGAACATATTTGACGCTTACCGGAAAAGAAGTCGATCTCAAGATGACAAGAGCCCAGGCCCGGAAAAGATGGATGGAGTTTTCGGACAAATCTCTGCACGATCCTTTCTTTGCTGGAACTGACCAGGGCGGCAAGATGGGCATAACTACCGAGATGGTTGCTGCTATTGATGGCTTTCTGACAGATCAGGACAAGGACTACGCTCAAAGGCAGATAGCTTTTTATAGAGAGTATTATGATACTGTTAATGAAGTTTACAAAGATATGTATGGGCTGAACCTTCCGCTTAATAATTTCTATTCACCAATTTCAAGAGAGGGCGTAAGCAAAGAAGAGGACGCCATTTTCGGAGAAATGCTTCAGGATGCTCCTTTCCGGGGATCTGCGGCCACAGCTGGATCTCTTAAAAGTCGTGTCAGGAACATGAACACAATCAAGCTCCAGAGCGACACAAACGTCTTGACCAGGCACATTACGGAGATGGAGCACTTCAAGGCATGGGCGACAAGAATCCGGGATCTAAACGCGGTGTTTGGGAATGAAGAAGTGACCAGGGCTATCCGGGAAAACTTCGGGTCCAACATGGTCAAGGAGATAAACAGCCACATCCAGGATTTTGCCAGGGGCCGGATAGATCAAAGCGAAAACTACAACCTCCTGGATCAATGGCGGGTTAATTATACTCAGTCAGTCTTAGCCGTAAAGCCAAGCCTGTTTGTGAAACAGCTTACTTCTGTTATAGCCTTTGCCGATTCAATTCCTGTGAAAGATTGGGGCAAGGAGTTTGCAGGCGCATTGAAGAGCCCTAAGCGAGCCAAAGAGGTTATAAATGAGCTTTATGATAACTCAACATTCCTCCAGGAAAGATGGAAAAAGGGAAGTATAGAGCGCGATATCCTGGCGGCAAGACAGACAGAAGAATTTAATAAAATGACCATTAAGCCCAGCTTTAAAAACCGGCTTATGTTTCTAATCCGGCTGGGAGATATGGGAGCCATTGTTTTTGGTGGATACCCGGTTTATAAATATCATCTTGATAAAAACAAGGCCGCTGGCATGAGCGATGCCGATGCCCAGGCCGAAGCCATACGAACATTTGAAATGCAGGCGCAATCCTCCCAGCAATCAAGTGACCTGTCAAAGCTTTCCAGGTTTCAGAAGGGTAGCTCACTATATAAGCTGTTCACTATGTTCAAGACAACGCCTTTGCAGTATCTTAGAAAAGAGATATCAGCCTTGAGAAACCTGGCTGCTGGTAGAATAAGCGTGAAAGAGTTTAGCAAAACCATGATTATCTATCATGTTATGTTACCTGTAATTTTTCAGTGGGTGTCCGATCTGTTCCCCTGGGGCTCAGACGACGATGAGGACGAGGGCTTTCTTGGTCTACCCATAAATAAATCGACGGCCAGGGCGATGATCCTTGGCAATTTTAACGGCATATTTATATTTGGTGACATGCTTGATTGGTTGGTCAGTGAAACGCTTGGCGTGTTTGCTGGGGACGCAATCAGCATCCCACCGGCTCAAATAATCAAAGATGTGAATAGAACCATAAATGAATTTACATCCGATGATTTTACAGACGAAGATTTCTTGCAGGCAATAAGAGCACTGGCCAGCGCAGCCGGTGGGGTAACTGGCCTGCCATTAAAAACAGCGGTAGATATGGGTACAGGCTTTAGTGATTTTTTATCAGGTAAATATGAAAAAGGCGCAGCCGAAATGATGGGCTGGAGTCCTCACGCAGCTGGCAAACGATTTGAGGAGGAATAAAATGATTAAGAAAAGATTTTTAGCAGTAACTATTTTAGTGTTAATGTTTGTCGCACAGATAGCAAGTGCGACTGTATCAAGCACCGTCACACCCCGGAAAGAATATGACGGCAATGGTGTGACGGTTAACTTCCCCATCACGTTTGCATATGAGGTTAGCTCTGATGTGGTGGTTTTGCATACCGACGCAACTGGCACAGAAACCACATGGACAGAAGACGGCGCGGGTGATACAGGATATACCGTTTCAAGCTCTACTGTAACCGCTAACACAGCGCCAGCTACCGGAACAACCTTGCTCTTATATAGAGAAGTGCCACTCACTCAGACGTTAAACCTGAGACAAAACAGGCGCTTTAATGCGGAAACAGAGGAAAATTCTTTTGATAAGCTCACGCTTGCGGTCCAGGACAATAATGAAAAGATAGGCAGGGCTTTAAAGTTCCCTATAAGCAGTAATTATTCTGACTTGCCTTTGCCAGATCCGGTTGCTGGAAAGTTTATAAGATGGAACGCAGCCCTTACCGCAATGGAAAACGCAAGCCTTGGAACGGTGGGCCTAAACCTTCCCGTATTACAACTATCTGATTATGCAAACTTAGCCGCCTTCGTTGCGGCGGTAGGGTCAACAGATGTTGAGTTGTGGGTTGATGTAAGCGAAACGATTTCGGCCACTGTGACAACCAACGCAAACACAACGATCCGTTTTATAAACGGGTTTATTTTTACGGATGACGCGAGCAACGCAGATTTAAACATTCTTGGCCCCATAATAGCTGTCGGGGATCAACAGTTATTTAATTGGGGGAATGGTTCTGGGTCGGTGTCGCTTCCTCTTTTCTATCTCAATTGGTTCGGTGCGGGACAAGGAGTCTCTGCCGATGATATAGTGGCTATGACCCAGGCTCTTGCTACAGGTGGTAAAATAGTGGGTGTCAGAGATGCAGATTATGATTTTGGGACAGATCAATGGATAGTTACGAGCGGTATGTCTACACACATCGACTGGAATGGTGCAAATATATCTACCAGTGTCGAATATACAAGCGGTGATTATATTGACGAAGCGGCAGATAATTATGTGTTTCTTTTCAGTGGCACCGTGGCCACGCTCCTTGAAAATGTGGTAGTCGAAAACGGTGTTTGGGCTGGAATAGATTTGAACGTACATGCTTATAAATTTGTACGCTGCAAAAATCATACTATTAGAAATAATCATGTGACAGCAATGCTTTTGGCTTTTGACACGCACCACCCAGATGCACCGATGGCGGCTGCTGGCACAACACGCCCGGACGTGACAGAGGATTTGTCCGGTTATATCAACTACGGAGCGACAGTTCGGGATAATGTTATAATGGGCGACGATGGTGGCGATTATGTTGGTGACGCTATTGATGGAACAGCAGCCATTAAAATGCGCTGGTCGTATGATTGGCTGGTGGAAAATAACTACATCGAGTATTGTCGGCAGGGTATCACTTGGAAGGGGGGAGCGTCTGACCAAGACGATGACGGCGAAATTATCGACGGTGATGGTGATCCACGAGTATACTGGTCAAGAGGTAAGGTAGTGAGTAACACTGTTAAATTCATCACAAAGGGAGGGATTTGGGGCAATAACGGTGATATAATTTCTGTGGGAAATTACGCTGAACGATGCGGTGATTTTGGTCTCCACCCTGAAGGAGGCATTTTTGTTGATACTGCGTCTGAAATAAGAGATTGCGCCAACGGTATCGGACATTTTAGTTTTGGGAAATCTACAGTATATGTTGGAACGCGAGTCATTCTAAACGATTCAACTATTTTTACTAATTCTCATCTTTTCAAACATACTAATAATACAAGTGGCGACACAGGTACAGGTAAGTTAATAGGAGTTACATTTATAAACAACGATCCAACAATTGTAGGGCTTATTACGTTTCAACGTGATCATGTATGGTCGATGGAAAATTGCGAGGGCGATAATGTCAAAATTGTCGCTGCCGGAACTAATCATGGGAAAAGGTTCATAGAGGGTGTTAAGTTACGATATACTAATTCGGACATCACTGGCTTAGCTGCGTTTATTGCTATTGAAGTAGGGGGAATCGTTACGGATGGTGATGATGTTGCAAGGATAAATAGTAACACCATTGATGCTTCAGAAGTCACACTCCCGGCTGGTTGTACGGCGATACATGCGTATGGTGGGTCGGCTATCGCCATTGAGATCGACCATAATGCGATTTACGGTACGTGGGAGAGGGAGATCACTTATGCCGATACTGCTGGTGGAGGTAATAAAAACTTTCAAATTACTAACAACGCATTAGAACAAGGAAATATTTATTGTGTCAGTGAAGGCTATTACAGCGCAAACGCTCACGTAAGCGGTAATTATATCCATACTACAGCGCAACCAGCTTGGGCGGCAGAACCAGTATTCGGGGCGTATGCGCCAGGAGCATTTGAACGATATAGCGCACCCGCCTCTGGCGATTACATGGGATGGGTGTGTACTGGTGTCGGCGCAGCGGTGAAAGAGGTTTATAATGCCGCTAATACTTACAGCAAGTATGAATGTGTTGAGGGTTCGGACGGTGCGGCATATTGGGCAAAAACAGACTTAACAGCCCACGTAGACAATGATCCTGTTACTGGTGTAAGCCCGACGACAAAATGGGGTAAATATGAAACGGCAATCGGAGTATTTAAAGAGTGGGGGGGCATTACGTAGACGATTACCACGGTTTAATTAAGGGGGTGTAAAGTGTGGCCGAAACCTGAGATCATAACGCAACTTGGAGTGGTAAGGTGATAAAATGTCAACAATAGGAATAGCGGTATTACAGGCTACTATTATAGGGTTTATTCTTGGGTTGATCGGTTTGGGCTTTAAGATCGTCTTCGATTGGTTGAAAGGGAGAAAGGAGCCTGATATAGCTCCGGTGCGCTGGATGCATTGTGAGGACCATAACAACCAGGTTAAGCGTATAGATGACTGCGAGGTAGACATAGACGACTTACAGCGAAAACAGGTGGGACTTACTGTTTTGGTCGAAGAAAGAACGAACAGCATTGAAAAGGAATTAAAAAACGGTAGTAAAAAGTTTGATAAGATGGCTGACAAGATGGGAGATATGAACACTACCCTGGCTGGCCTTGTCGTTGTAATCGAAAAAGATAAGGAGTGTGACCAGCCCTGTAGTTTGGGGCGCAAGGGTTAGACAACACCATTTATCTCCTTTATAATTTTAACAGTTATCTCAATAGGGATCTTGACCGGCCTATCCTGGAAACCTTTTTCTTTAATGTCTATCCATAGCTCACAGTGGCCTATGCAGGATAGGCCCACACCATTTTTCTAAACATGGTATATAAAAATAGTGGCAGTTTCCGCATGTTTCTTGCATGGTTATTCCTCCTCTTTCAAACCACTCTATATAGTCGTTGTATTGTTTACCTCTACCCCTGAACCATCCTGTACCATCAACGGAATTAGCGCCGATGCTCTCAGCCCATTCAAGGCGTTTTTTAGTGTTCACCCTACCAATATGCAGAAAAGGAGCAACACCCTTGAACTTGTCAGCGTTATTAAGTTTAAATTCAGTTGAGCCACCAATAAAACAGTAATGCGCTTCTGGTGGTACATCTTTAGGCTCCATGCCGTCCTGACAGGCAAAAGCTAATGGGAAATCAATCTTTTTGTTGTATTTGTGCCAGCGCCTTAAAGTTTCTTCTGCGTCACACACAACATCAGGACAGACCACAAACAAAGGATTAAGCTTTAATGTTTTTGTTTTCCGTAGCATAGAAAAAAATTTGTTTTCATCCCACACCTTAAAACACCCGTTATCCAAAGCAAAGGGTATATAATGTGGTGGATTCTTCCATGAGAAAGGTGTATTTAAAATGCCGAAGCGTCCAGGATATTTCCCGGCAAAATAATGGTTTATTCCGCTTAAATTATTTCCAGGCATTATCATCATAATTCACTAAACCTTATTGTTGTTACCTGACCGTCACCCTCTTCGCCAAGCTGTTCTATGTAGCCGGTCCCATCTCTTAAAATTTTAATGGCTTTTTGAAACTCGGAAACGTCCTGTTCGAATACTTGCGCTTTCTGAATCTCGTAAGACAAAACTCTGATTACTTTATCAAACATCTTAAAACATCTCCCTTAAAAAATCCCCACAAACACAGCGATCCTAACTCCAAACTTATTTGCTGGTAACTCGTACCAGCGTAATCACTGCCCCCATGCCCAAGATTGTGAGGAAACTGTTTAGCTATTATTCTCCTTATCCACCCTGGCGTTAATCGCCCTCAGCAACAGCTCAGCCTCTTGCGCTGTCATGTCACTGACCTTCTCTGTGCTGATAAGTCCATTTTCAAACAGGTTGTCACAAGCGACAATATAAGCGGCCTCGTGGACAAACTTTGCCTTGGCTACCTGGCCTATGAAGTCAAGGCGTACCATCTCGGCATCGTCCGGTGGCTCTCCGTTGCCTGCCTGCTCTTGTGCTGCGCCCTCTGTCTCTTCAGGTGGCTGCGTTTCGTTTTCTTCGACCTTCTCATGTCCCACAACTGGAGGGTTGATATCATATTGAACCAGAATGTCCCCAAACTTATCAAGCAGGAAGGTCAGATCGCCATAAAGAGCGCCCCATTTTTTAAGGGCTCCATCTCTCTGCGTGATGCTGGCTTTTGTCCATGTCAGCCTGTTGTCATAAACATACTTTGCAAAGCCTGTCCATTTTTCAACAGGAGTCTCTTTGTGAAACGTGCCGGATCGCGCTGATTTGAAGCTTGCAAGCTCCCACTCAGGACGGCCTATGATAAGGGTGTCATTCTCAAGGATCTCCTCGTCCTGGCCCTCTGGCTTGCCTGGAGCCTGCTTTTTGGTATCACCGGCCTGGTCGGGGTATTGATCCTCTGGCAAGAAGGATTCTTTTTTCTCTGGGCCGAGCGTTTCGCTCGTCACCTTAAGATCCTCTTTTTTCACAATTACCGTTTTGCTGTTTTCGTCTTTTGCGGGTGTTTCAGGTGGGCAGATACACTCATCTTTTTTGTGGCCACAACCGGGGCAATAGGCAGGATGAGCCCTGTCCTTCTCTGCTGGTTTTGTGAGATCCGGTTCGTCTATGTCGTCAACAGGTGGTTTGGTTTCTGTGACCACTTTCTCCTTCTCAGGCTCATCTTGCTTACCCGCAGGCTTGGGCTTGCTTCCATACATCTCCGCTTTGTTGACAGGGGGTTTTTCTTTGGTGGCTTCGGGAACTATCTCTCCATCAACAATATTGTTGGGTTTTGTTTGAACCTCATCCACATCATCAATATCTGCATCTGTCCTGAGCCCTTTAAGAACGTCAGGAAAAGCATCTCGTAGACACCAGCTCCGGGCTCTCATCTGGCACATGCGCTCAGGATAGTTTTTCCAACTGTCTTTTGTTAAAAGCTTTGCAGCCCCGGCCTGCTTAATTCCGAAGCTCCTGGCTATGGGTTTTTCTTCTCCCTTGCGGTATGCGATTGCTGTGGCCTTGAACGCTTCGCCTTCGCCTTCTTGTCGCTCTTCAAAGGATACCATTAGGCCGCTGTTTCTAACGACCGCCAGGGGTGCATCTCCCCAAATTACAGGGCGGTTGTTTATTACTGCGATACTGTTGATGCTCTGCATTGGAGAAAAGCCAAGCTCAAAACCATATTGCAGGGCAATAAAAACAACCTCTGTCCTCTCCATGCCTTTTGGCATAATCCTTGACGCTGCCATAACGTGAGCTAAGCGCCACATGCCGTCGAAGTCGTTTGGGATTAAGCCCCTACCTTCAACGTATGGTACTACCGCTCCTGATCCCGCTTTCTGTACTTCGTCTTTTTCATTGTCCATTTTCAATTCTCCTTTTCCTTAAATTAATGTTTGCTTTGCCATGGGAGCTAACTCTCCACATCCACACTGACAATATGCTTGTGAGTTTAACATAAGCCTCCTCAATACGGCAAGTCGTCATCGTCAATATTGAATGTCTCATACTGCGAAAGATCCTCGCCCAGGACAACCTCTTCGTCAGGATAACCAGGGAAGATCCCTGTCTCAAGACATTCCGCGTACCTCTCACAAACTTCCTCTATCTGTTCCCCGGCCCCTTCTACCCCCTCCTTGTCTGTAACATAAACTATTGACTCATGGGGCGGGTAAGTCTCTGCGACCAGCCAGCGCCACTCCTTATGATCTACGCCTGTGGTTATGGTCAAGCCTGTCAAGTACCAGTAAGCTTGCCAGTAATACTTGAGGTTCCTGGCTATCCACTTAAACCTGTGGTATACCGCTTTTTCAGTGGTTTTAAGATCCGTCACAATAGGCTCCTCAGTGTCGCAAAGCCAATCAGTACGGCCTTTACAATAGAATCCATAGACCGGATGTTTCCAAATGATAGACTTCTGCGCCCAGCCTGACTCCAGGAGGCGTGAGGCGGCTTTCTTTTTAAAGACGGCTTGGGCTGTTCCTCTCGCTCTGCCGTATTTGTCTGGGGATAGTTTTGTCTTGTCAGGCCCAACGCTAAAATCCCACTCCTTGTATTTCTTTGAGCTCTTGTTCCAGTCTGGCGTTTGGATAACCTCATTTTTAAACCGCTCGGGCTCAAAGATAGCCAGGTCAACCGCAGATCCAAACGCGAAGGCAGATAACTGTTGTGCCGTGAAGGGCTTACCTACTCCCTGGCCGTCCAGCTTGCACTTGAAATGTAACATGCTGTAATCATATGCAATCTTCATGCTTGAGTTGTTTAGGGCTTTTATGCGGTGATATTTCTCCTCTTCAATATTGAAGACTCCGCAAGCTGTGGGATTCATGTTCTCGTCAAAGGGTGTGTCAAATTTTTCCATTATAATTTACCTCTATTATCTATTATTTTGAAAAGAATATCCTTAAAAGTTTTCCACCAACCCAAAGCCTCATATTGTTCAGCCTCTTTATCTGGCATTATGCGCCATTCTTCAACCGTTTTCATACCACAACCTATTTGGATGTGAAAATCAGATATGGTTATATTGTATTCGAATCCAATAATATTGATTAGTTTTAACTCGGACACCTGAGCATTCCCGGACACCCAAGCCTTCCCGGACACCCGAGCCTTCCCGGACACCTGAGCATCCCCGTACACCTGAGCATCCCCGGACACCCAAGCCTTCCCGGACACCTGAGCATTCCCGGACACCCAAGCCTTCCCGGACACCCAAGCCTTCCCGGACACCCAAGCCTTCCCGGACACCTGAGCATTCCCGGACACCTGAGCATCCCCGTACACCTGAGCATCCCCGTACACCTGAGCATTCCCGGACACCTGAGCATCCCCGGACACCTGAGCATCCCCGTACACCCAAGCATTCCCGGACACCTGAGCATTCCCGGACACCTGAGCATCCCCGTACACCCAAGCATTCCCGGACACCTGAGCAAGATTGCTTTCGCTTTCTATATACCCGCCAAGATCACCTTTTTTTATAGATGCAAATGCTTCTATAGCCCTTATCCTGATAACCGTTATGCCCAAAAATTTTTTAGTATCTTCTTTGACAAATTCATACTTTTTTGCTGGCATTTCAATTCTCCTTTCCTGTGCCTGTTAAAGTAAACCACTTTCTGTCCGGTGGTGTTAACCCACCCATTAATCCCTTTGAAAACAGTTTGTTTGCTCGATAGTTCCTCCTATATCTCATGTAGTTGGTTAAAAGGTATGCGACGACAAACAGGCAGGCTCCCCCGAAATTTACCCAGGGGAACCAAGCGCCGTCTTGAGTGCTTAGGATTATCGCAGCTGTTAGTAATAAAGCAAGTATCCAGTTCATTTGTATTTCTCCATCCATTTTATAGTTTTAGGTTCGGTTCTATCGTGGCGCTGGTATAAACGATCTATAATAGATAGTCTCAGCCCTTTTTTCCATTGATCCATTAAGCGCCAACATTCTGCGTTCCAGTTTCTTGGTCCTGTGGTGGCTCCTTGTATATGTAAAAAAACATTTGGCTTAGCTCCTTTTCCGTTAGGTTTAGCTTAGAATAAATGAAGAAAAAAGCGTTGTCAAGAAAAAAGATAATAATATTTGTTGACACCCCATAATAGCTGTGAAACAATCCCTTTAAATTTACATAACAGGAGGTAATTATGACAGAGATTAACTGGAAGCTAAAAGAAAAGATCGTGGATACGTGCGGATCTCAGGCAGATTTTGCCAGGTTAATGAGCTTAGATGACACTTATGTCTCAAAAATCATCCGTGGCAGGCGCAAGCTCGATGAGGTAGGTCAAAGGCTTTGGGCTGGCGTTTTGGATTGTGATGTTTGTGAGCTTTGGGAGGATTGATAGAATGAAGTCTACTTCCGGTACCACATCACAAAAAAACAAGATACGTCCGGGAGCATCCTCAAATATAAAGAGGATGGCCACAACCTATCCTGGCGGGAAAGGCGGGGCCGGTGTTCATCAAAACATTATAAATCTAATCCCAAAACACAAAGTGTATGTTGAGGCCTGCATCGGTGGCGGTTCGATTATGAAATATAAAAAACCAGCTGACATCAATATCGGGCTGGATGTTGATCCGGAAGTTATAAAGTTCTGGACTCGAGCTGATATCTCAAAAATTATGGTTACCCCCCGGGCGGCCGGTATACCCAGGGAACATTCTTCAGTATCCTATACCCAAAAAAAAGGTGATTGGATCCCGAAGGATGCACCCCGGGTGAATAGTCGATCGGGCATAATAAAAAATAAAGAGCGGCGCCGGATCCCACCACCATTTTTAAAGAGTGGTGATGAAATGCATTATTTTGATTTTATAAATACAGATGCAGTACTCTGGATAGGCGATCGCTTACATGAAATAAATCAAGATTGGTTTATTTATGTTGATCCTCCGTACGTTATCGATACCAGGAAGGGTGGCAAGCTATATCGGTATGAAATGACGGACTTTCAACATATTCAATTATTAAATCTCCTCCTGGATACACCGGCAAATATCATAATATCCGGGTATTGGTCATCACTGTATAATGATATGCTGCAGGGTTGGAATACGTTCAATTTCGAAGCCAGCACAAGAAACGGCATGGCTACTGAATGGCTCTGGTTTAATTACGAAAAGCCTGATCACCTCCATGATTATAGGTATATTGGATCTGACTTTAAAAAGCGTGAGGCGATAAAGAATAAAAGAAAAAGGTGGGTATCCAGACTTTCAAAGCTGCCGGCAGCCGAAAGAAATGCGATGCTCGAGGCGTTAAATTATTATCATAAAAAAGGAGAATTAATATGAGCCAAACAAAGATAGAATGGACAGACGAAACGTGGAATATTATAACGGGTTGCGACAAGATAAGCCCCGGTTGTCAAAACTGCTACGCGGCGAAGATGTCAAAGCGTCTTGCCGGTAGGTACGGGTATCCTAAAGACGATCCGTTTAAGGTTACGTTTCATCCTGACAAGCTTTATCAACCCCAGAAATGGAAAAAGCCACGCAGGATATTTGTTTGTTCTATGGGTGATCTTTTTCATAAAAATGTTCCTTTTAACCATATAAATCAAGTTTTTAATGCGGCATTTCATGCACCCCAACACACATATATTGTACTCACAAAGCGACCAGACATAATGCAGCGATACTTTGAATCATGTAGAGATAGGGGTGTCCCTGTGTTGCATTGGGAGAGACACGGTTTAAAATTATGGAAAGGAGTAACCGCGGAGAATCAAGAGCAAGCAGACAAGAGAATCCCTGTCCTGTTACAGATCCCGGCTAAAGTAAGATTTGTGTCTGTTGAACCGATGCTATCACAGATAAATTTTTTCCCAGGGCTTCCAGATTTTCTTGATTTTTCGTACACAACAGATCCACCAAGAATAGATTGGGTAATATGCGGCGGCGAATCAGGCTCCAAAGCAAGGCCAACGCATCCAGACTGGGCAAGATTGTTAAGGGATCAGTGTGAAGAAGCTGGCACACCTTTTTTCTTTAAACAGTGGGGCGAATGGCTTCCGTTTGACCAGAGAGTAGCAGGACAGATAAGTAATTCTGAAGGATTTAAGAGAAACAAATGGGCATGGAAAACTGGAAAAAAGATAGCTGGCAGGCTTTTAGACAATAAACTTTGGGATCAGTTCCCAGAATAAAAACGCTTGACAGCCATTTTTGATTGATTTAGGGTTGCGTGAATTAAGAGACCACCATGAATAATCAAATAATAGAAATAAGCGCAAGGCTAAAGAGTCCTTTCCGACTGTGGTGGTCTTATATGGCTCCGAGGCCTTGCGCTGATTTGTGCGATTTGGTGACACTATGAAGGGTGTTAAGGGCAAATCCCCCGCTATCCAATGGTATTATAAAGACTGGCTTTCCGATAAAAAACTTCAAAGAGCTTCAGCCTCATCAAGAGGAATTTGGATTAATATCTTAATGTATATGCTTGATGATGATGGAGACAATAAAGGCACTCTTGAGGATTTAACCCTAAGAGAAATAGCTAATCTTGGTAGCTCGACCGAGGATGAGGCCGGTCTTTTTATTGAAGAGGCTAAAAAGCTTACATTTTGTGACATTTGTGTGACAGGTCACGGTGTGTCCTACATAAAGTCACGCAGAATTATAAGAGATGATAGAAATCGCTTAAACGCATGTATGCGTAAGCGCGATCAAAGAAACAAAGAGGCTCAAAAAGATGATGTCACAGATATGTCACAAAAAAGTCACAACCCCTCTCCTACTCCTACTCCTACTCCTACTCCTACTAAAAGAGATATACATATGTGTCCCTACCTCCAAATAATCGAAATTTATCACACAACACTTCCGAACTTACCAGAGGTTAATTTAAACGATAACCTTAAAAAAAGAATCAAAGCCAGGTGGAAAGAGCACAAAGTGCTTTCCTGGTGGCAATGGTACTTTGATGGTGTCTCAGAGTGTCCTTATCTCATGGGCCAGGTTAATGATTGGGCAGCTAACTTTCACTGGCTGCTCGGACCTAAGAACATGACAAAGGTTTTAAACGGCGCATATGTAGACCGCAAGAATATGAAAGAGAAACAAATTTTTGATAATTTTGATAAATGGCTTAAGGGGCGTGAAAATGAGAACTCAGGACAATGAGAGGTTTAAGGCGGCAATAAAAACCCTGGCGCTTAATGCCGGGGTAGATATTGAAGAGGATAAGCTTAAAATTTATTTTATGGCCTTGGAGGAATTTAAGATTGACCAGGTTGAAAGGGCTTGTGCTAAGGTTCTGCGTACCTGGAAATATAACAACATGCCGACAGTAGCGCACATTATAGAAGGCATAGAAGGGCCGAGACCACAGCTTGAAGATAAAGCGATGGTGTGCGCAAATAAAATCATTGAGCACTTAAGAGTTTATGGCAGAACAAAGGTACTTGAGATTGATGACCCTATAGCGATGCAGCTTATGTTAAGGCGCTGGCCTTATTATAATTGGGCGCAAACAATTTTAGAAGATGATCTCAAGTGGTGGGTAAAAGATTTTTGTGCAGCTTATATGCCCGAGACAAAAACTGATAATATCCAAATAGGCCATGATTTTAAGCCTCTTCTTGAAAATTTAACCAAGCCAATAGAATAGGATTTTATAATGGAATTTGAATATTTAAAAGCCCTGGCCACATCAATTTATGGCTATTTTAATCGTAAGTATCCGAGCGATGTGCAATTAGAGTTGTGGAACGATGAGCTTGGGCACATACCAGAGGAAACCAGAAAATATATTTTTAATGAAATTATTAAGCATGACACCATACCCCAAAATGTGCCCAAAGTGATTAAGTCTATCTATCAACAATGGCGCAAAGACAATCCAAGCAAGGTAGCTTTTAAGTATGAGGATTGTGAATATTGCAATATGTCTGGAGGGTTAGTTTTCCAGATAAAAGGTTATGATTTTATGTGTCGGTGTGGCCACTGTCAGAATTGGCGGGGGTCTTATGGTGAAAATATGGCTGCTATGTATACAGTGTTACAAATAGAAGCAACGGGCGGTCTGGTTGTGAAAACACCCTATGACTCAGCTTTTGGTGGATTAAAGAAAAGAGATATTAAGCCACCGCTTAAAAATTTGACAAAATCAATAGATGAGGAGTGTTATGGAAAAACTAATAAAAGCGGCAGTAGAAACAGCCGAGAAAAACAAGCTTAAAGTTTCTGAGCTTATCTTCCTGGGCCGTCACAGGTATGAGGAGCATGATGTCACGGTCTATCACTTTAACGTCAAGGGGAACGGCACTACTTTGACTTATATCGAAAAGGAGTAATATGGAATCTTTAAAGAAAAGACCGGCAAACATGCTCGATGTTTTTAATCATCACCTGGGGCGACTCAGCTTAAACCCTTTGATCGGTGCGAGCAACATCATAGGGAGTATGAGAGATCAGCTTAAAGCTGAGTTTACAAGAGCTATGCAGGACAGTTCTCATCTCAGAGATGTTGTTTTTGATGAGGATTACAGCAAGCGCCGGAAAAAGCGCAACAAAATCGCTTACAGATGCAGGCGTGTCAATCGGTTGAGGGGTGCTTGATTATGAAAGATTTAAAAAGTTTTGAGGACGCATTTAAAACCAATACCGGGGGTTGTCGGGGTGTTTGTGAATGTGGAAAACAATTTTATAATAGTGGCGGTGGGTGGAATTGGGAAGACGGAGAAATTGAGAGATTAAGAGAAGAAAATGCCCAAGACTTAGACCGGTCAGTCGGTTTTGTCAGATTCGAAAATAAAGAATACTGTAGGGATTGTGATTGCTGGCACAAAAGAGCCAATGACGTTATGGGGTTTATTGACACGCACAATCATCAAATAGCTAAGTATTTAAGCCTTGAAAAAGAAAGAGCATTAAAAAAAGCTCTGGACATGCCAGAGGTAGAGTAATAAAAATGAAACCACCAATCCTAACAATCAAGATCCCCGGCACGCTCCGCATAAAGAAAAACAGCAAGCGGATCTTTAAGAACAGGGGGCGAAAGGGTTATGCCGTGTTGCCTTCTGAGGCTTATGAGCGGTGGAACCATATGGCCAGGGCTCTTACCCAGAGCGCTATTTTAAAAAACCGGCTCCTGGGAGCATTCCCGTTTGATGAGTTGTTGAGCGTTGAGGCTCATGTTTATTACAAGGGGTCACAAATGGATTTGAGTGGAGCCTTAGAGTCAATAGGCGACACGCTTGAGGGTCTTATCTGGGAAAACGACAAGCAAATAATGTCTTGGGACGGATCAAGGCTGCATCACGATTTAAAAAATCCGAGAACTGAGGTTTTTGTGAGGGGGTTTGATGAGTGAGGATGAAAAATATGAGCGGTATATGGTTTTTGAGTTTGATGATCATTATCCTTTTGGGGGCCTATCTGACTGTAAGGGTGACTTTCCTGAAAAACAACAGGCTTTTGATTTCATAGAGAAACTTGCTAAGAGTCACGGCCATAGAGGGTTAGATAATATTGAGCTTTTTGACCGTGTTGAGGGTGTTGAAATAGACATCGAAATAAGTATTTTTAAAAAGGAGTAAGCCAATGAAAGAAATTACAGCATGTTACGGGCATTTTAACGGGCAGGAATTGGATGGGGTTGAGTGTTTCGCCTTTCTGTTTGATATTAAGCTCACAGCAAAAAAAGAGATGAGCATCCTGAGATCATGGCAAACACACTTCCAGGAAGTCGGCACGCCTTACATAATTGAGCGGGTTGGCAAGGTCTTGAAGCTGTGGAAAAAAAACAGGGTTGAGACCATGGACGGTTTTTTAATGGATGTGGGGCTTAATATTTTAGGAGGTATTGATTACGACGATGTGTAAATGTACACCAAACATAAGAACGCCGTTTTGTGGTAAGCCTGGGTGCGAGTGGCCAGAGGTTAAAAGTGGAGATATATCTCCTGAATTGTCCGGTAGGGTTGATCTTGAGGAGTATGTTGGTGCGGGCGCGAAGCTTAAGTCTTTTGAGATGCCAGCGCACTCAGGATTAAAGAAGCGTAAAGGGTTGAAGCTTTTGGCAGTCCCCCCGGAGGCTGAAGCGGTTGTTAATATGATGAGCTTTAAGGGTCAGGTTCTGATAGCTTGCACCGGGGGGATCTATGAGCTTATAGATGATGAGCTTGTGCCACTGGAGGTTGATGATGTGCAAGATTAAACGCATAGACAACAGAATCGACGGCGTGACCTTCCTAAACCCAACAGGCGGCAAGATCCGGGTTGACAATAAAGGAGATGGCCGCCATGGAGCTCCAAGGGGAGCTAGGGCGCACAAAGGGGTAGACTTTGAATGTTGCCCCAAGCAAAAGGTTTTAATGCCCATCAGCGGCAGAATAGCTCGTTTAAGCCACCCATATGCGAACGATCTGTATTGGAAAGGGGTCTTAATCTACACCCAGAGGATGCAAATCAAACTTTGGTACTTTCAGCCCATGCCTGGCAGGGTAGGCAATCACTTTCAGGCAGGGGATGTTATAGGCCACGCCCAGGATATATCTCAGCGGTACCCGGGCATGACTCCTCATGTGCATTTGAGGGTTATTAATCCAGATCCAATGTTCTTTTTTAAAGAGCCGTGATGGTGGTGTGGGGTTCAGTAAGGCAAGGGCAAGGTGAGGCGTTGCAATGGTAAGGTACGGTTATGCTTAGTATCGGCAGGGTGGGGTTATGTCAAGCAGAGTAAAGGTATCGTAGAGCGAGGTTTAGCAAGGTCAAGTTTGGTTTGGTGAGGCAGGGCAAAAGTACCGTAAAACGAGGTGGGGTGTTGGTTTGGCACAGTAATATTTAGCGCAGTAATGGTAGAGCATTGGTGTGGTAAAGTGGAGTAGAATAAATTATTAACTTTCAACCAAGGAAAAGGAGCTAAAAATGGAAAAGAGCAACGTGTTTTTAAAAGCGGTAGAGGAAAAAGAGTTTACGATTGAGCTTATTACAAAACTCTTAGGCACAGTTCCCAAAAACAAAGAAGTTTATGCCGCCCACATAGCAGCAAAGGGCAAAGAGCTTCATCACAAGTCCGGCAAGACGGATGAGGAGATCGACGCTGAGGCTGAGACAGTGGAGGAGATCGAGGAAAAGGGCTGGACCGGATTTATGAGCGATGAGTCAGGACTGTTTATCTATGAGCATATGATAATTGGCTTCTTGAAATCAGCCTGTGAGGTAGCCATGACATCCAAGATCATACCGAAGCTCCCAGCTTATAAAAAGTGGTTTGATAAGATTATGATTGTCACTCCCAGGAGGATAAGGCTCAAGCAGGAGGGTGTTGCAGTAAGCGAGGCAGATGGTAGGATTCAGACCGGTTGTGATGGGAGAATGCCCTCTAAGTCTGATGGACAGATGGAGCGCGAGATTCATAATGATACAGGTAAACCCGTACTTCTACCCTGGAAAGAGGTTGACGGCGTGCTTGAGAGGCCACTGAGAGCTATGACAGCACAAGGCCCAAGGGTCACAGTTACCAGGAGCGATTATATTGAAAGTGGCCGGCAGATCCGCTTTACAATCGGCATTATGAAAAATGACAAAAAGGTCACAATGGATCTCATCGACACGCTCTTGCAGTATGGTGAAATTTGCGGTCTGGGGCAATGGCGCGGGTCCGGTGGGTATGGACGGTTTAAGGTGATTTAAGCAATAGTCCTGTGAAGCAATGTGCGGTGTTGTACCGGCGTTGTCCTGCCCGGTGGCGTTCTGTGATGGTATGCTACAGCGGCGCATGGTGTTGGTAGTGTATGGCCCATTAGTGTTTTGTATGGTGACGGCATGGTTAAGTGGAGTGGTGTTTCGGCAATGTGAAGTTCCGTTATGGTGGAGCGGAGTAACGTATGGTACAGGCGATGTTGTGTGAAGTGGAGTATTGGTAATATTAGGTAGAGTTACGGTAATTTAAACGGAAAAGGAGGCTTAAAAATGGCAGAGGCTAACATTTTGTTAAAAACTGAGATAGAGCTGGATTTTAAAAAGTATGACGCTAATATCCGGCGCATAAAAAACATGAACCGGGAGGAGCTTATTTCAAAACTCCTGGTCACAGCGCAGGCGTTGACGCTTGTTACGGCTATCACGCGTGGGAGTATCGGCATTGATGAGGTTGAGGTTGAGGCTGAGGCTGTTGAGGAAAAAGAGGTCGAAGTTGAGTATGAGATGGCTGTACCTCTCAGTGGGATTGACTCGGCCCGCAGACCTGAGCTTGAGAAGTTGGGGTTTATTCGGAGGGTTGGGCCTGAGATAATCCCTGGCGAAGTCTATACTCTCAATAATGAGGCTTACTTTGTGCTTGAAGAGTGTAACGGTAATTGGAAGGTTTGGAGTTGTGGCGCAAAACGCATTGAGATGGCTAATTTTATTCATCCTGGCTGGGAGCTTAAACGCACAGACTTGGAAACGCAGCTCTTTTTTGAAATGCCGGTTAAAACCAAATGACATACCTAAGATGGCTCGAAGAGCAAATGGCAGCGGGCGGGTTTAACTTCTACACATTTAATCATTTTATGTTTGCCATGATGAATGTGAGAATGTTGAGGACGGTCAGAACCACAACGAATAAGGGGATTTTAAACTTAAGAGGGTGATACCTATAAAAAAACCAAACACATAGCTTAAACCAACAAAAAGAATAGGCTTAATTCTAAGCTTACAGGGGGCTCACGCTATCTATACAATAGTGTTGGCCTCTTTTTTTATCCTCAATTCGGTCACAAACGACCAGTTCGGTCACAAAAGTTCTTGACAGACAATAATGTCCAGTTTAAACTTAAACCTATTGTAGTTTTCATACTCCTTTTCCAATGGGCTCCAGGCCGGCTCCTGGAGCCCATACCTTTAACTTTTGGAGGCTTATTTGGCCGACCAAGCTAAAAAACTATTTAAAGGGCTCAAAGGGAAATTACTTCTCTGGCTTGCCGCTTACCTCGATAAAACAAACACAAATACCTTTTTAAATTCAACTGCTTCGGCCAAAGAGGCGGGATATCAATGTGCAAATGAGAGTTCATTCCAAAGCGTAGGCTCACAGAACTTGAGCAAGCTTAAGGAAAGGATAGATAAATGGCTCACAGACGCAGCATTGACCGAGGATGCGCTTAGATTAAAGCTTGTTAGCCTTATGGGCGCTGAAGAAACCAAGATAATTAACGTCAAAGGTGTGATCACAAAGGCTGACCTTCCCGATAACTGCAAGATCCTGGTTGAAAGCGAACAAACTAAGCTGGCCGGTAAGGATGCCATTGAATACGTCGAAGAGCACACCGTCATAGCTGTGAACATGGACAGCCTACCCATACAGCAAAAGTCCCTGGATATGGCATTTAAGGTCAAAGGCATGTACCAGAGCGATAAGCTCAATGATGAAGATGTGGATAAGCTGGCCAATCGGATACTTGAGGCCAGGAAACGACTTAAAGTTAAAGACAAATGACAAACGTAGCCCAACATAACGAACAAATGCTCATAGATGACGCAGCCAGGTTTTATGATGATCCTTACGGCTTTGTCATGTACTCCTATGAATGGGGCAAGGGAGAGCTGGAAGGCTTTGACGGTCCCTTTGAATGGCAAAAGCGCTTTCTTGTTACCTGGGGCGAAGAGATCAAGAAGAATGGCTTTGATGGCATAATCCCGGTCAAGGCAATCAGGATGGCCAGGGCTTCCGGCCATGGGATCGGTAAGTCGGCTCTCACCGGATGGATAGTTGATTTTATCATGGTCACAAGGCCATACTGTAAAGGCACGATCACAGCGAACACATCTACCCAGCTTGAAACAAAGACCTGGGCTGAAATAGCCAAATGGACTAAACGCTGCATTTTTGGGCATTGGTTCACCGTCACAACAGGCCGTGGCTCCATGAAGATGTACCACACCGAAAAGCATGTAAACGGCAAGGATAGCAAGGCTGAATGGTTTTGCACCGCTCAAACATGCCGGGAGGAGAACAGTGAGGCGTTTGCAGGCCAGCACGCTGTAACGTCAACATCTTTCTACGTCTTCGATGAGGGTTCAGCTGTGCCGGATGGGATCTATGAGGTTGCTGAGGGTGGTTTGACCGACGGAGAGCCCATGGAGTTCATCTTCGGCAATCCTACCAGGAACCAAGGCAAGTTTAAAGAGTGCTTTGAGGGGATGCGGCACAGGTGGGACACAGAACAGATTGACAGTCGTGAAGTTCCAATAACCAATAAGCCGCAGATTCAGGAGTGGATAGATGATTATGGAGAGGACTCTGACTTTGTACGGGTAAGAGTCAAAGGTGAATTTCCCAGGGCTGGAGCAATGCAGTTTATCCCCAGCGATATCATCAATGAGGCAGCTGGCAAGTCAGTCCATGTAAGCCAATACATTGACCGGCCAAAGATATTAGGCATTGACATTGCCAGGTTTGGTGACGACATGACCGTTTTTATTTACCGGCAAGGTGTGGCTGCTTACGGATTAAAAAAGCATAGAGGGCTCGGAACTTTGGCCGTTGCAGGCCTAATAGCTGAAGAGATAAAGACACAAGATCCTGATGCTGTGTTTCTGGATATGGGCATGACAGGCGCGGCTATCTATGACATCCTGATTGATTGGGGTTATGATGTGACCGGCGTGTGGTTCGGGGCAGAGGCGACAGATAAGGCCACGTATTTCAATAAAAGAGCTGAGATGTACGGTGATATCAAAGATTGGCTTCGGGACGGTGGCGCGATCCCAGACGATCCTGATCTCAAGAACGACCTGGCTGGGCCTGAATATGGTTTTACATCCAAGGAGCAAATACAGCTTGAGTCCAAAAAGGATATGAAAAAAAGGCGCAAAGCCTCTCCTGACTGTTCCGACGCTCTTGTACTCACAAAGGCTTATCCGGTAGCAAAGAAGACAGACAAGCTCTCCAGGCGCAGGCGTGAGCCCCAGGCCAAAATGGATTATGATCTGTTTCGAAAAGATGGTGGCCTGGATCATGGCGGCAAGAGGTCGCAAAAGACAACGATGGATTACGATCTGTTTGGGTATGATAACTAATGGCTGTGTATACAAACAAGATAAATGTCGTTTTGGGTGATCGCGTTGTAACGTGGCTCCCTTGCCCTATTTGCACGCGGGGATCTGTTGTGTTTAATAAAAAGTCAGGCTTCTGGGAGTGCGGGGTCTGTCGAAACAAATATGTGAACAACTAGTCAGAAAAGGAGATGGTAAATGAAAAAGAAATGGTATGAGCAAAGAACAACATGGACGGCGCTTGCAGGCGTGATTGGTGCGGTAGGTGGAGTCCTTACAGGGACGATAGCGATCCCTATGGCCTTACAAACAGTGGTCGGGTGTGTGGGCCTTGTGTTCTTGCGTCAGGGTGTTGAGAAGTCTGGTGAATGATACAAGAGACTGAAAGCCCTGATTGTATGGGCGAAGCGAGCCCCACAAAGACATACTTTGCCCTGAGTGATGACAAGGGTGTATTTGCTTATCTTTGTGTTGATAAACGGCACAACCAGGCGCTTATACACCTTAAAATGCTGAGATGGTCGGCATTAATCAGGAAAGAGATGGAGCAAGACTGGAATGAGGTTTTAATGTTCTGCATAAAGAACGGTATTAATAGCCTTGCAGCTGTTAACGATGATTATAAAGATAAGCGGTGGGCTAAGTTTATAGGGATCTTCGGATTTCCTGAACCTACAACCTATGCAGTATCAGAGGTGGGCATATGAGCGATGTGGAAAAAACATTCAAGAAAGGCCTTGCGCCTTTCTTTGATCCGTTTGACGTTCTTGGCGGCATTAAAGACGCGATTATCCCTGACATACCAGATCCGGGAGCGCCACCCGATCCGGCTGAGGCTGAAAGGGCTGGGGTTATCAGCGCGGCAGAGAAGAGTGAGGAAAGACGCAGGCGCTTGGCTCAACAGGGGCGGCAAAGTACGTTTGCCACATCTCCCGCTGGCTTGACAACAGCTGGAAATGTTCAACGCAAAACACTATTCGGACAATAACTATGGCTGATATCTCAAAAAAGACTCAATGTTCGCAGAAGTGGACGGCTCTTGATAGTCAGTTTAATATCTGGAAGAGTCTCTTTAAGGACATCACAGACTATATGCTCCCGGAGCATGGGAACTACCTTGACCGGGGCAAGCCAGATGAGTCCACCAACATTGATAGGTTTCGTCTAATCCTGAATGACGTAGGCTCCAGGGCGAACCAGATCCTTGGCGCTGGTATGCAGGGAGGGCTTACGTCACCGTCAAGGCGTTGGTTCAGGCTTACGCTGGCAGATAGGGATCTGGCAGACTTCCGGCCTGTTAAGGAGTGGTTACACTTCGCAGAGCGGATCTTGTATGGCATCTATGCAGGCAGCAATTTCTATACTGAAACTCAGAATGTCTATGAGAGTCAAGGCGGGTTTGGCACAGCTGTTCTATTCCAGGAAGAAAGTCAAAACACGGTGGCCACGTTCAGAAACTTTGAAATAGGTGAGTATCGTGTCGCCCTGGGAGCTGATGGCGTTATTGATACCTGTTATAGACAGTTCTGGATGACATCTAAGCAGATGTATGAGATGTTTGGTGATAATGTAAGCGCCTCAGTTAAAACGTCCGTTATTGACAACTCAGGTCCATATCAATATCACCAGGTGTTGCATGTGTTGGAGCCAAGGAAACATAGAAACCCTGGCAAGATTGATTCTCCCAACAAGCCATATGCCTCAGTATGGATAGAGATGAACGGCGATGACGATCAGCTGTTGAGGGACGGCGGGTTTGAAGAGCGGCCTTTTGTGGCTCCCAGGTGGAGAAAGGTCGGTCAGAATCCTTACGGCTTTGGTCCTGGCCTGTATGCACGTGGCAACGTGAAGATGATCCAGGAACAGGAAAAAACCGGGATCAAAGCCCTGCATAGAGAGGTAGATCCCCCCCTGTCAGTTCCCAGCCAGTTTAAGGACATCGTTTCACTGTTACCGGGAGCGGCAAACTACCGCGATGGTGGAACAAACGAGAAGATAGAGGCGATCTTAAACGTCAAGATGGATCTGAAAGCCCTGGAGTTCAAGATCCAGCAAACAGAGGAAAGGATTGAGCGCACGTTTTTCAATGATCTGTTTATGATTATCATCAATGCAGAGCGTGCAGGCCGGGACGTAACAGCAACTGAGATCCTTGGCAGGAAAGAGGAAAAGCTTTTGCTCCTTGGCCCCACGATTGAGCGCCAGGTTAAAGACTTCCTTGACCCGACTATCGAAAGAACTTTTAATATTGCTCTTAGGAAAAACCTATTTCCTCCTGTGCCGGAAGAATTGAGCGGGCAAACATGGGAGATCGAATATATAAGCGTGCTGGCACAGGCTCAGAAGCTTGCAGACGCGCAAAGCCTTAACTCCTATCTGGGAGAGGTTGAGCGTGTATCCGCGCTTGATCCGCAGATGGTTTATAAAACAAACTTTGAGGAATACCTGGAACAGTTTGCAGACATTGTAGGCGTTCCTCCTGATGTGATCCGCACAAAAGATGAGTTTGCAGAGATCCGGGCGCAACTGGCACAGCTTGAACAACAGCGATTGCAGGCAGAACAGCAAGCGGCTGGCGCTATTGACATGAAGAATATGGGAGATGCAAGCACACAAGAAGGGACCGCCCTGGGCGACATGAAGGAGGCCGTAAGTGGATAATCAAAGCATAGACGAAATATCAGACTTCCAGGAGGATGTGTTCAAGCTTGACAAGGTAAAGAAAGAAGGCATTGAAAAGCGCAGACTTCAAATAAAAAATGTTTGCGCTGACTATCAAGAGGTTTTTGGCACACCGGCTGGCCAAAGGGTGCTCTGGGATCTGCTTGAACAGACAGGAGTGTTTGCGCCTTTTGAACAGTATAATGCAGCCGCATACGCGATGATAGCAAAGCGCCAGATAGGCTTATACATTCTCGCTGCAAACGGTTTTAGTCCAGATCCGGTAAACCTTACCAAGCTGATCAAGGCTTTAATGGGCGCAAAGGGAATGTCAAATATAGAGGTTCATGTTTAAGGGGGAGATATGGCACTTAATATCGGAATAGACTCAATGAGCGCAGACGATAGACGATGGCAGGCTGAATCGGACGCGAGGACACTCGCTGAAGCTGAAGAGATAAATAGTGATGAGGCAAGGATAAAGGCGGCGGCTGAAGCTGCAAAAGCCATGGCAGAAGAAAAGCAGAAAGAAGCCCATGACATGCAGACAGTGGCCAAAAGGTCGTTAAAATTCGACAAAATGTAAACCATTAATTTTGGAGGTACAAGATGGCAGAAGGCGACGCAGGCCAGGGTGACACCGGCGCAGGCGAAGGCGATACATCTTTTCGTGATGGGATCACAGATGAAGGCATGAGGGCCAACGAGCATTTAGGCGCTCACGAAACCCTTGATAGCCTTGCAACTGATTACATCGCATTGAAAGATTCTCAACCCGTATTACCGGGGAGTGTAGACGAGTACAAGGTTGACATACCAGCTGACATCAAAGTTGATGAGGCTGACTTTGGCGCATTCAAAACGCTTGCTCACGAAAACGGCATGACAAACGAGCTGTATCAGAAGATAGTACAGTTTGACTTTGCCCGGAGCTCCAGGATAGCCAAAGCCGATCAGGAAACCCATGAGGCTGCTGTTACAGAGCTTAAGACCGAATTGGGCGACAAGTACGACGCACAGTTAGCGATGGGTAAGAAAGTCCTTGAGGCTTCTGGTCGTATGGATGATCTGGGTAAGGACGTTGACCTTGGAAATACACCAGCACTTTTCCGCTTACTTAGTTGGGTTGGGGAGAAAATAAGCGAAGATCAACTTGAAATAGGCAGCGGTGGTGGAGAGGGCGACACTCGTCCCAAAGATGACGCTGGCAGGCCTACTCTGCAATATAAAGGTATGCCGACTAGGTAGACTCTACGAGCCCTGCCATAAACAGGAGGTAAATATCTTATGGCAACATTAGTATCAAACGGATTAACCCTGGCAGAAGTTGCTAAGAGGAAAGATCCTAACGGAAATATGGCCACTATTGCAGAGGTTCTTGAAGAGGAGAATATGATCCTTCAGGATGCAATATGGAGAGAGGCAAACGATACTTTCAGTAACACATCGACGCGGAGGGCAAACGAGCCTGCTGGCTCTTTCCGTAAGCTAAACAGTGGTGTTGCGGTTGAGAAGAGTGAAACCGTACAGGTGGTTGATACCATTGGAATGCTTGACGCGATATCCAAAAACGATGTTGAGATCATCAACGCCTTTCCTAACCCTGCACAGGGCAGGGCAGATGAAGCTATGCCTTTTGCAGCTGGGCTCGGCAAAACCATGGCAGCAACAATGATGTATGGTAATACGATTACAACTCCTGAGAAGTTTACAGGGCTGGCTCCCCGGCTGGACGATATCGCCGCAGCTGACAATGTTATCAATGAGGGTGGAACCGGATCTGATCTATCATCCATATTTGTCGTTGATTGGGACCCAAACAAGGTCTTTATGACTTATCCAAAAAACTCCAGTGTTGGCCTTGACCACATTGACATGGGCGTGCAGCTTGTTGCCGATGTTGGCACAAACGAGTTCAGGGCTTATGTCGATTATTTCACCTGGAAAGCGGGCATGGTCGTGAAAAACTTCAAGAGCATTGGCAGGCTGGCTAACATCGAGTCTACCGGGACATCTAACATATTTGATGAGGACAACCTAATCACCCTGTTAAACAGGATGACGAAAGGCCCAGGCCGCAGAATCTATGTTAATGAAACCGTGATGACCCAGATGGAGATCCGGCTCAAAGATAAGGCTAACATCCACTTTACAAAGGATGACGGCCTTGCTCCTGGGGGAGTTCTGTTTTTCAAACAGGTTCCGATCCGTCAGGTTGACCAGATTCTTATCACTGAGGCCGCATTGACATAGGTTAATCGTATATCAAGTTAACCGATAGGTAGAAAACGCTTTAAAAGTTAACCATAGATCGTGGAGGTAAAAACATGGCAATTTTAGATGCTAACTTAGAATTTTCGGACGCTCAGACTCAGGTCGGGAGCTCCGCAGCCGTCGCACAGTCTACAAATGTGTACGATATGTGGGAGGGCAAATCAGCCAATCCAAACAAAGACGCTTTTGGAAACGCGAAACTCCCAGAGCTGGGCAACGCTGTTTGGAATGCAAACATTAACATAGTGATAAACGCTGTTACCATTATCACTGCAAAGCTGATGACACACTCTGCGGCAACGTCCATTAAGTCAGGGACAGAGGTTGCAAGTATTGTGTTTCCAGCCGCAGCCCCAGCCGGTACAAAGAGAGCTTTCAAGATTCCTCCTGGGACCGAGATTGCTACCAGGTATCTTGGAGTAACTTACACGATATCAGGCGCAAACTGCACAACTGGAGCGATTGACAGCTTTATCAATCTTGACAATGAAGCATACGACTAAGATTAATAAGCTGTAAGGCTTACAGCACTAAGAAAAAGCATCCCGGAGATCAAGCACGCTCCGGGGTGCATTAACCCTTTTTATGAAGGAGAATAGCAATGGCTGCATGGACAGGAAACATAGTAGGTATGGGCGGCGAAGGTAAGTATCCCGCTGCTGATGGACAGAGAAAGTTTAGAGAGCCATTAAACCCTGATCTTTACGATGAATACTATCTCAAGACAGCTCAGGCAGAGGGGCTTATCTGTAAGGTTTGGATTCTAAAAGACGTAACTGTGACAGCAAGTGATACGTTCACATTGACGGTCAAGGCTGCGTAGGTAGGTATGCATTGCATACTTGCGTACGCTCCGGAGGGAGCTGCCGGCCGGAAACCGGATTGAATTATTTCAATAGGTTGTGAAAAAACTAAACATGGTAGGCGTTACATACTAAACTGGAAAAGGAGAGGAGCCAAATGTTAAAGAATATCGTAAAATATAACCCTGTAAGGATTATGGGGCCAGCGTTAGAAAATGCACGTTGGGGGTTGGATGTAGTCTCGCAGAAATACACTTGTGCTGGGCGTGTTTACAGTGACCCTCTTAAAAAATGGATCTTTGTAAATCCGGTTCCTAAAGAGAGTGTGTGCAGCGTTTACACCTTAATTGTGGATAGCGCCGGTTTTATTCCTTCCCCTTGCTTAAAGTGCTGGAAAGTAGTTGTGAAGCCGTTTACCTTGCAGGAGCTTATGGCGCTGTATGAGTTCCAAAAGGAGTTTACCGCAAACTACATGACCAAAGATAGATTTTGCAAATGTGGGGTAGAGGAGCGCGCCTGGACCCCATATAATTACGGTGGATACTTCTATAACAGGTCAAAGCAGCAAGGCCTTGAGAGATATGCACAGGTGCGTAAAGCCGTGGATAAGATAAATCCAAACATCCCGGTGATCCTCAAAAGGTATTGCACAGAGTTTGAGATCCGGTTAGGTCCATCCGATAAGTACAAAAGGCCTGAAGGCTCTGATATCCTGGAAAAAAGGATCTGGGATATAATTGATTGGGACAGCATAGGAGACAATGTTCCTCAACAGCCTGACGTAGTTGAGAAGAATCTTTCAAAGTGGATAGAGTTTGCGTGGGATAGAGGCGACCACACAGCTATAATGTTTAACGATGGAGAGCCACTTTACGAGCCTTGCGTAACTTACCATAAACAGCAAACCCCAAAGGAGAATGAGAATGGCTAAACCAACTTATGTATGCTTCCGTCAATGCTACTATTTAAACACTTATTTTAATGTTGGAGATATCCTGAAACCAGACCTGGAGCCCAACAAACATTTTCTCCAGGAGGGCGAAGACGTGCCGGATGATGGCGGGCCTCCTGCCAGGGCTGGCGATGATCCAAGGTCTACCAAGCAGATCGCGTCCGATCTGATGGGTAGCTATCCAGATGTTGAGATACCTCCTGAAGCGGTAGGGAACAGGAAAGCGCTGTTTGCTCTGTGGGTTGAGGCTGGCAAAGATGCCAAGCCTGCACCAAGGGAGCCGGAGCCTGCGCCTGATGGCCAGGAAGATCCTTCCATAAATACGCCTCCTGGAGCTCCAGGAAAAGATATCAGGTTTGCCGACATGACACCGGATCAGATTGCAGACATCACACAGAAAGGCATCGCAGAAAAGGTTGAGCGCATGTATAAGCAGGAGTTTAAGTTCGCCGGTGCACCCAAGATAGACTTGATTAAAAGGGCTATCATCGTGGAGGAGAAATACGAAGCCAAACAGGTTGGCGCTAACGCCAAATAGAGGGGGTGTAATATGAGAAACCTATTTGCTATTATTCCGCTAATTTTCAGCTTAATTGTTTTATTGATAGTTTGCCAGGTTGAGGCCGCTGATGTGACCTTGGCCTGGGACGCAAACACTGAGCCGGATCTCGCAGGATACTACATCTATTATGGTACTGCGAGTAGAGAATATGGCGCACCGATAACGGTTGGGTTAGAAACTGAGTACACAATAACCGGGCTACCAGATAGAGTTTTCCATTATTTCGCGGTAACTGCGAGGGATACAGAATTTATGGAAAGCTTAGAGCCTTCAAATGAAGTTATATGCGCTGATAAATTACCGCCCGGAACAGTGATAAACATTAATGTAAATTGTAATTAGGCGAATCATGGCAAACATAGTGAGCATAGATACTGGAACATTCAATGAGGCACAGAATAAAATTAGCGATATTGTAAGTATCCATGACGACAAGGTAATTTTAGGCCCGGCGTATGATACGTTCAAGATAACTCATATTTCTGATATGACCGCCAAAGAGATCGAAACAGTATTTAATACGTTAACGTCTGAAAAGGACGTGGCATATAAAGCAGAAAAAACAGAGTGGACTTTTGAGTCACCGGAAGTAAAAGAAGTCTGGAGAGACTCTGCGGGAGACTGGAAGTTTATTGAGAATAAACCCAAGTATTCTTTTACTCTCAGTTCCCTAACGAATGAAGACCTTGTAGAACTTAATAAAGATGGTGTTATAGTGTCCAAAGTCGTTAAGAAATCAATTCTTTCTAAGTGCATCGAAAAGATAAGTGCAGACCCATTAAATCAAGCAAAAGCAACCGACTTAAACAAGGTGGCAGTAGTTGGCTGACAACGTATATTACAGCATAAACCCCTATGGCGCTGGTGATTTAAAAGTTGCCTGTAATATTGAGATTACGGGCGGTTCAGGGATAGCTACGTTCAGCGAATCTCAAACAGGAAATATCGGCGTTGGGTGTCATGTAATATCTGATAATATTGACGGCTATATTAGCGATGTAGCCAGCCCTACAGTCATGACTATTGTGACAGCTTTAGGCGTTGCTCATGGAAATATATCTTTAGAAGTATTAACAAGCATTGCTCATGAGTATGCTTCTATTTCTGCATTTATCGCCGGATGTACCGACGCCGATCATATTAACGATACAGACTTAACAAACGCTGATGTTATAGCAAACGGGCCTTTTTATGTTGATCAAGATGACCAAACACCTGACACTACATTTCCCACTATATCTGGTATTACGACGGATGCAACTCGACGCATTAATTTGTATGCTCCGAACAGTGCTGCTGAATGTATATCTGATGAAGTTGGGGGCGGTTTTTACCAACGCCACGATGGAAAACTAAACACAAATGCTGCTTTGTTAAGTATAGCATCAAACACTAATGTTATTGATATAGCTAATAACAATGTAACTTTGGAGGGTTTCCAAGGAATTTTTACAGGGAATTGGGGCACTCCGTTCATGGATGTTGATGCTAATACCGGCATCGAAATAATTGATTCCATTTTAGACTGTAATGATAAAAAGCCGCGAGGGATATATACTAACGGTGCGGCAGGGATTGAATTTATAAACACATTAATATATGACGCAACACAACACGGTTTTTTTAATGACTTCGGTGGTGGAACGCAAACTTTTTTTAATTGTACTATAACAGGCTGTGTGGGTACAGGGGTTAGGCGTACCAGTGGCACTATAACAACAACTAATTGCGCCTTATTTGATAATGCCGACGATATTTTTGGCACAGTAACAATAGTAAATTGTGCAACAGAAGAAGGGGCCGGAGAAGGTTCAAACGGAGTAGCTATAACACAGACTGCAAGCAATTACGCAGCTCTTGTTACAGATTATTCTATTCTTGATTTTAGCGTAAAAGATGCAAGCTCTGAGCTGTATAACGCTGGAACAAACGCAGGTGCACCAAATGATGATATTATAGGTACGTCAAGGCCTCAATCGACTACTGTTGATATTGGGGCTTTTGAGTTCGTTGTCGGAGCGCCGCCATCTGGTGCAATTCCTTTACTTGTAGGCGGGGGCATGGGGCAAACCCTGGGCAGTAACTGTAATTTAATGACGGAGTAATACCATGAAACAAGAAGTCAAGCAGGGAGAAACGGATTACACTATACTGATTTTAGTCAGGGACACATCGGGTAATGCGGCTACGCAACTTGCTTTCGGTGATATTGATCTTGCATACTCCAGGGTTGAGACTGATAATGATGTGACTACAACTGATGTTGCTCCGGCTGACTTAGCAGGGCCAGCACTTTCTGATCCTCATCTTGATTGGGGGTTTTTAGAGGTAGAGCCTGACGATCATCCAGGGTTATATAGGCTCGATATAGCTGACGCTGTTTTCGCAGCTGGCGCGTGGAGTGCTGTTGTTAGCCTGACAGGAGCCGATCTTGAGCCTTCTCATTGTGAGTTTATGCTTGTCCCTGCCAGCCCTCTTGACGGTGTGGCTGTAAGCGAAATGGGGGCAGATGTCTTGACCGCAGCCGCAATAGCCCCCGCAGCCATAGACAACGCAACGTGGGCGGCAGATGTTGGCTCAACAGCTTACGCCACAAACATAATCGCCCTGGCTGTTAGAAAAGCTCTTGATGAAATAAGGCTCGATCATCTTGTATTTATCGCGGATGCAGATGATGTGGTTGACGATTCTATAATGGCAAAGATAGCCGCCTCTGATGGGGATTGGTCAAACTTTGCCTCTGCTACCGATGCTTTGCAAGCCCTGGCTGCGTCATTAAGCAGCATAGCAAATGTTGGCGCGGCTGTTAACACACCCTCTGAAAGCTTTACCCTGACAGATGGCAACGTGGTTGCAAACACTTTTGCAGATACAGTGGCGCTCGATCAGGTATATCATCAAATAAATGATGAAGATGGCTCAACCGGAGATATTGACTGCTACTATCAATTTGATATTGGTGGAGATGGTTCACCAACGAGTGTCACTATTACTGGCAGGATAAACAGTGTGGGTAACAACCATGACGTGCTGGCCTATAATTGGAGTACAACCTCATGGGGTCAGATAGGAGCGTTCGCGAGCAAGGCTCAATCTGTTGACGATGTAAACACCTACACTCTATTTACCTCTCATGTTGGCACAGCTGGCAATCTTGGCAAAGTCAGGATTCGGTTACTTGGCACAGGATTGTCGGGCCCAGACATCTATATTGACCAGATTTTTGTATCTTATGCAATCGTGGCCAGGTCGGTTGGTTATGAGGGCGGGTCGGTATGGATTGATACCGTGGGTGGAACTGCTGGGACAGAATCGTTTGTGAATGGTACGGCTGACAATCCGGCCCTCACTCTTGCTGACGCTTTAACTATTCAAAGCAACATGGGGCTTAACTCCCTACATATCCTTGCAGGCTCTTCGGTTACGCTTACCGCTTCATATATAAGCAAAGTTATGCTCGGAGATTCTTACACGTTGGCTTTAGGCGGTCAGGACATATCTGGCTCAAAATTCAAAAACGCCATATCTGTCACAGGAATTATGACCGCACCGACCGGAGTTCCAATATTTGATTTTTGCGGTTTTGGAAACGTGACATTATCTCCTTGTGCTACGTTCCAATGTGGCTTTTTCGGCACTATTACGATTGGAGTCGAAGGATCTTTTGTTTTCGGATCGTCTTCAACTTATCTACCACATGGGACTGACACTGTTTTTGATTACGGGGCTGGCTTAGATGCCTCTAATATAGAGTGTTTGGGCTGGACAGGTGGCGGCATTGAGATTCAAAACGCCGGGGCTGGGGCAGGGACTTATATCTTCTCAATTCACGGTTGGGGTGAAGTAGAGCTCAATGCAAATTGTAGCGCGACTTTTGAATGTAACCTGTACGGCAATTTTGAATTTACAAACAATGCGGCTGGGATAACCGTTGAAGAAGAAGCGAACTATAACGAGACTCAGGCTGACGCGCTTATCACGGCAAACGCTTCTATAGCTGCAATCCTTGTTGACACTGACACCACGATCCCTGGCCTTGTAGCTGCCTTGAATGACATAGCCGCTGCCGACGTATGGACAGAAGGAAGTGCGAGAATAGAGGATTACGGCCTGCTACTTGAAAAGCTGGCAGATTGGCACTTTAACGAGAAGACTGTCACGGATGCCACAGGAGCCGTGTTGCTTAGAAACCAGGGAGATTCGGGAGATTTGGCAAGTTGGGGAATAACGGACAATGCTACAATAACTGTGAGCACGGAGATATCATGGCCATAAATTCTTTTGATAAATTGTTAGCACCATACAAGCAGGGCGGGACTGAAAAAGGTCCAGTCGATGTGACTATAGGTAACATCTGTTCAAAGCTTATGATTAATTACCGGATACCACCTGAAATTGTTGGGCCTGCCCTGTATAAAGTTTTTGATGCGATGGCAAACCAGGGGCTTATCTTTGAAGGCAATGATAAATGGGGCTCAAAGGGCGCTGAGTTGTTTTCATGCATTAAAGCTCAATGTGTGGACATGACAGAAAAGCAATCAGCTCAAAAAGCAATAGACTCCATAATGGCCACCACATCCTGTATGCGTCCCTGTCCGATCAGGTCAAAGAAAGTAATTAAAACGTCAAGATGGCAAAGGTTCAAGATGTCCTTTGCTCTTATCTGGGCTGGCTTGAGGTGGCGAATATAATGGCTTTGCATAACGGCATAGATACAGTGGGTTATGTGTCGTGTGGTTTTTACAGCGAAACATACAGTTCCGGCGCTGGTGGCGGCAACATCGCAAGCTTGTTTGTAAGCTATGGGCTTCTTGAGGAGGCTCCGGCTCCGGTTGTAATTGTTTCGGATCTTTTCAGGTTTGCCACAACATACATAAGGCGACTAAGACAAAGGTTTTCAAGAAGGCGATAAATAAAGGGGGGGCAAGATGTCAAAATTACAGACAGAAATGAAAACAGTACACATTTTAATCAATGGCACTTTCTCAGCCGGTTTTGAAATGCCGAATTGGGCCACTTTTGCGCTGGCTTTTTTCCCAAATATGGATGTGGGAGCGGTGGGTTTAGAAGTAAGCCCGAATGGTGGCACAAACTATTACCCCGTTCTTAAACCTGACGGATCGGCTGACGCTGCCATTGTTGGCTCTGGCTTAGATCCGGCATGGTCTGATATTTCAGATTATGTGAGAGCCTTGCCGGATGAGGCCAGTGAAGATGTTTTGATGCGCTTTACTTGCGCTGCCCAGGCTTCGGCTGCGTTAGATGTTCTCGTATATTTTAAGGAATAGGTGACTAAATGGCTAAATTAATAACTCAGAAAGCCCAGGTAGTGATTGCTAACACAGCTGTCATATCAGGCTGGTTTGAAATGCCGAATTGGGCCACTTTTTGTATGGCCCTTTTCCCGGATATCACAAATGGCGTGGTGGGCCTTGAGTTCACCATTGATGGTGGCACAACAAATGCGCCTGTCCTGAAGGCTGACGGCTCCGGGGATGCTGTTCTTATAGACACCGGCTTTGATCCGGGTTGGCAAGATATTAGCGATTACATAAGAGCCTTACCTGACAATGAAACACATAACACCATGGCAAGGTTTACATGCACCGTCGCCCAGGTGGGAGCAAAAACAATATCCATATATTTTAGGGAGTAGGCATATGGCAGATCAAGTCGAAATATGCAACTTAGCATTACTGGATGTGGGAGCTAAAACAATCAGCGCCATTGACGAGGGTTCTGTTGAAGCAAACACCTGTCTGGATATATACGAGCTGTATCTCAAGGAAATCCTTGGAGAGCACACCTGGGACTTTCAGAAAAAATGGGTTGCCCTGGCCGCGCCTACCTCCTACACAAATATTGATGAGCAATACGATTACGTTTATGCGCTACCGTCTGATTATCTTCGCATGAGTAGGATGCAAGATAAAAAATCATTGTATGAGATTCGTGGAAAGGTGATGTTTACAAATGTGGAGGATGCACAAATAGAATATATCTGGTACGCTTCAGATAAGTTTGATCCTCAAAACCTTCCCACTTATTTTGTAAAAGCGTTTGCCTCCAGGATGAAATCTACCCTGGCCGCTAAACTCCCGAAAAAGGGTGCAAAGGCTGTTGACTTTTTTAAGATTTATTATGATGTCGACTTGCCAAGAGCAAAGACCTTAGATGCGCGTCAAGGCAAGCCTTCAGAACAAACACAGTTTGGCGTAACAAACGAATCAGATCCATGGTTCTTAGCAAGGGGATAGCATGGTAGACACAATACAAACGTCATTCAATAACGGCGAGATATCGAATGAAATATATGGCCGGACTGATCTTGCGAAGTTTTACAATTCATGCAAAATTCTTAAAAACTTTATAGCTCTTTTGCATGGTCCGGCAACTCGCAGGCCTGGTTTTGAACACATCAATATAGCCAAAACGCTTGGCAAAAAAATACGCCTGGTTGCGTTTGAGTTTTCAGTAACGCAGGCTTACATATTGGAGTTTGGGGATGGATATATCAGGTTTTACAAAGACGGTGGAATAATAGCTCCTGATGCATGGAGCGGTGCAGAGGCCTACATAATAGGCGATCAGGTTCTAAGTGGTGGTATAAGATATACCTGTAAACTTGGCCACACAAACCAAGTCCCTCCCAATGCTACCTATTGGACCCCAGGGACCGGCCTGGTTGCTGAGATAGCGACGTATTATGGAGAGGCTGCCATATTTGACCTTGACTTCGCCCAAAGCGCGGACACTCTATATATTGCATATAGCGGGATTACCTCTGCGACGTTGACCAGGAACGATCATGATAGCTGGGTTCATTCAGCAATTGTTTTTGATTGGCCTCCATTCTTATCACAAAATACAAATGAGGATATCCTTGTTACGGCAAGCGCTGTTGCAGGAGCCGTCACGCTTTACGCGACAGAGGACTTGTTCACAACCGATCATGTCTATGCTTACTGGAGGTTTGCAGAGATACCAGAGTCAGAACACGACACATGGAAAACAGACACAGCATATACAGAGGGTGATCCCATTGTATATGGTGGCAACGTGTATAGAGCGGAGAGCTCCGACACGTCAGGCGCTAGGCCCCCGGTTCATCTTTACGGTGTAAAAAGTGATGGAGTTATTGACTGGACATATCTACATAGCGGTGCAGGGTATGTGTTAATAACCGCTTTTGTAAGCGCAACCGAGGTAACGGCTGACGTAATATCACGCCTGCCCAATAGCGCTGATGATACCTACACTATAACCGGCGCAACGCAGGCTAATCCTTGCGTGATTACAGCTGACAATGATTTCGTTGACGGACAGAAGCACGTAATCAGAGGTGTTGTTGGAATGGTAGAGCTTAACGGCAACACATATACGGTTGCCAATGCTACCGACACGACATATGAACTGGAAGGTGTTGACAGCTCGCTCTATACTCCATATATATCTGACGGCACAGCTACCAAGGGTGTTTATATGTGGGCAGAGGGCACATGGTCTGACGAACAAGGGTTCCCAGCTATTGTGGCTTTTGATAATGAAAGGCTTTGCTGGGCAAAAACTAAAAATAGCCCGCAATCAATATGGATGTCAAAGGTGGGATTATATTTAGATCACAGTGTAAGCAATCCCCTGGTTGATGACGATGCTCTTAGCCTCATCCTGGCATCTAAAAAAGTTAATGCCATACAATGGATGGAGTCGGCAAGGCAATTCTCATTAGGGACAACTGAGCGCGAATGGTGGCTATCAAGCGCGGCTGGTGACGGCGCTATTTCGGCAACGTCAAAGAAAGCGACAGCTGGAAGTTTTAACGGATCTGAGAGCGTTACCCCGGAAACGGTTGGCAATTCCATTATATATATCGAGAAGCATGGCAAGACAGTGAGAGAGCTATTATATAATTTTCAGGATGATGCTTTTGGTGGGGATGAGTTAAACCTTTTAGCCAAACACCTTACAAGAAGCACAACCATTATTGAAATGGCATACCAGAAACAGCCTAACAGCATTCTGTGGTTTGTGCGAAGCGATGGAAAGCTTATCGCCATGACTTATCATAGGACGCATGATGTTTTTGGCTGGCACATACACGAAACGGACGGCTTGTTTGAATCTGTGGCTGTTATCCCCGGACCTTCTGAGGATGAGGTCTGGTGTTCGATCAATCGCACGATTGGCGGTGTGGCATACCGATATATTGAGCGATTGAGTACAATGTTTGATGGCCAGGATTTATCAGACGCGAGGTTTTTAGATTCTTACCTTACCTTGGATGGTCGGCAGGATGTTGAATCTATAAGTTACGCAGATCCGGGAGTCGTCACATTGACCGGCCATGGGTATTCCGATGACGATCCTATCATGTTCAGGTCGGTTGATGACGATATAGCAGGCCAGGAAGATTATCGATCACTTGCTTTTGAAGAGTTTACAGTGGCCAACAAAACGGCAAACACTTTTGAGCTTGAAGATCAGGACTCAAACCTTGTTGATTTAACTGAATACAAAACAGCATTATCGTCAACCGTGGCCTTGATAGTGACATCCGTATCAGGGCTTGACCATCTTGAGGGGGAAACGGTTCAGGTTTTATCAGACGGCGCTCAGGATGAGGATCAGGTCGTTTCAGGTGGGGCCATAACTATTGCCGGTGGTAGCGTGGTTCAAGTAGGCCTGGGATATGTTTCGGATCTTTCCATGGTTTCACCGGACTCAAAAAGTTCCTCAACGAGTTTGTCTACATCACGCGGAGATACCAAAAGAATCACATCCGTTATTTTGAAATTAAACGAGTCTGTGGGCGCTGAGATCGGGCCGGATGAGGACAATTTGAAACAAATGCTGTTTGTAAGCGATGATACTTTAATGGGGAGGCCAGTCGATTTATTCAGTGGCGATACTGAGGAGGAGTCTGTTGACGGAGAGCTTAGTACAGACGTTGGTTTGCTTATCCGGCAATCTCAGCCGCTACCACTTACCATACTGGCGATAATTTCAAGATTAGAGGTATAACAATGGTCGAACCTTTAACACTACTTGCCGTCGCTACAGCGGCAAAAGCCGTCGGTAGCCTTATAGGCGGCGAAGCTTCTGCAAATCAAGCTGAATGGAACGAGGCGCAAGCTAAATACAATGCGGCATACGCCAAACAGAAAGCCGCCATCGACGAAAGAAGGCTCAGGAAAGGTGTAGCGCGAACCATAGGAACTGCCAGGACAGCGGCGGCGGCTTCGGGGTTTGCTCTTGAATCAGAATCGACACAGCTTGCTATTGATGACATTGAGAGATCCGGCGAAATAGATGCGGCATTAATAAGACACCAGGGCGATATAGGCGAATGGAAAGGGCTGGCAGAGGCCACCGCTTTTGAAAGTCAGGCCGAAGCCTCAAGGATTGGTGGCGTTATTGGTGCGCTTGCTTCGGGCGCTAAAGCGGCGACGCTATTTTTCTAGTGGTAAAGACCCACTCCAAAAGAAAACGATCAGCGGTTAGGGGGGAAATTGCCTAAAATACCAGTAAGACCAGAGCAAGTAGGCGTAAGCGGCCTGGACGCTCCCAAAAGCACAGGCCCGACAATTGGCACAATAGGGGGAGAGGGCATTCAGTTACTTGGCCAGGTTGCAGGCGAACACGCTGAAAGAATACAGGGGGAGCATGATATAGCCTCCACTCAAAGCGCGATCAATGCTTTTTCTGAGGAATCCCTGGGGCAGATGGGCGGTCATCTAAGCCGTAAGGGTGCAAACGCAAAAGGCTCTTTGAAAGAATATGACACCTGGTACAAGAAAAAATCAAGTGAGGTCCAGTCTAAATTAAAGAACGCAAGACAGAAACAAATGTTTTCCTCTTATACTGCTACCCAGAAAAGGAATGACAATAAATCCCTGTCTGTTCACCAGGCCAGGCAGCATCAAGTTCATATGGAAAGCATCATCCCTGGAACCTTGACAGTCGCAAAGCAAAGCGTGGTGTTAACGCCTTTCAATGATGATGTGATTAACACGCAGATAAAAAATGTAACAATAGCCATACAGAACGCCAGGAGTGGCCTTGATAATACGGCTGACATAGCCAAGGCAGAGGCCGATATTAAAATGACAGCCCTGGCCGCTATGACTCAGCAAGAGCCTCTTACTGCCCAAAAGAAACTTGAGGAATGGGAAGACGATCTTGGCGCGGCATATACCCAGGCAAAGGACATAATTGATAAGGATGCTGTTCATATAAAAGCCAAGGCAAAGTTTCCAGGAGATTTTAAAAAGCAGACTGAATGGGTTGACAAACAGAAGGGTGTTTCCGCTGAGGTTATAAGAAGTGTTAACACCCGCATAAGAGGCGAAAAGGCAGCAAAGGATAAACTTGAGGTTGAGGCGCAAACAGAGACAACAGAAGAATGGGCAGGGCTCCTGGATGAAGGTAAGCTCACTGAGGAGGTTGTTGACTTCACTGACATGCCAAACACTAAAAAGAATCTATGGAAAGCTAAGATCGCCGCCCAGGATGCAGGCAGAAACAAAGCGCAAAATGAAAAATATGCGTTTGAAAATAAAGAGATTTATAGTGAAATGCTTGAGTTTGTGGATCTTAATTCTGCGAGCCTTACGATTCAGGACATATACGATGAGGTTGATCCTAATAGCGGTGGGCTCACAGGACAACAGGCTGGTTTTTTAGTTGATAGGCTTAAAAAGAACCAAGGAGCAAAGGCAGTAAGCGAAGAGGTCAAGTCTGCTAAAACCAGAATAAAAGAGATGTTTAACCGTGGTGACTTCGGGCCGAATAAGGGGGAAGCAAGCAGAACCAGAAAAGCCAGGACCGCAAAGGCAGATTTAATGGTCGGCCTCCAGGAATGGATCGACGCTAATCCTGGTCAAGATCCTACCGAATACCTTAACAGTAAAATTGATTTGACCACGGCAGAGCAAACGGCAAGCAAGCTCAATACTCTATGGGAGTCTGTTGTCCCGTTTGAGCAAGAGGACGAATTTTTAAGAGATGTGGCCGCTGGTAATCGTGACGCGGAGATTGCTGGGAGATTACTGAGAAGCCAAAGTTTAGATCCTGACGATTTTTCAGATGAAGAGATGGAAAAGATAATCTTAACACCAGAATTTAACGAGTTTAAAACTGAAATTTTAGAGAGATAATGCCTACTTTTGACCAGATAACTTCCGACAACACAGAAAGGCACGAAAAAGAACGGACTTTCCAGCCTGTTGTTAAGAGGAGCGATGCGTTTGAGTCTATTGTTGCCAATAAGCCAAAGAGGGAACTTGACCCCCGGGGCGCGGAGCTTATCGCTGATGACGGTCCGAATGTATGGGGCAGGCTTGGTCAAATGTTCTCAGATCCAGACAAGGCCGGGGCCGAAGCGGTGCAGGCAATAACAGACTCCGCTCTTATGAATAAGCGCAGAAAGCCAGGAGATCCTTTCATCACTCCATCTGAGGCTGTGCGTTATAAAAAATATCTCGATAAAGACGAAAAGGTCAATCCTGCCAGGCTCAAACTCCGGGGCGATCTCAAAACAATAGTAAAGCAGAGTTTGAATACAGGCTTTGCTCAAGTCAATCTTGGTGGCTGGGGTTTTGAGGCCCTAATGGGCAACACAAACGAACAAGTTGAGGCTGGCATAAAGGAAACCCAGGCGGCTATAACTCCTGAAGAGGAAAGGCCGCTACCCGAAACAGTCCTACAAGAATTTGCAGGCAGCGCAGCCGAGATGTTCCCGTTTTTGGCTGAGTCTGCTAAAGCGGGTGGGTGGAGAGGTTTAATGCTTG